GGAACGAATAAATCTCCCAAATTAGTAATAGGGTTGTCACTTGGTCCACCACCAATAATACCAGCATACAAACCAAGGATATCGTCCATAACTGGGGATGTTATTGAATCAAACATTCTTCTGTTATTTACTAAAGCACAAGGGTCGCCTGTTGCTAAGTTTGTGAACGCAGCCCATTGTGCTAATTTATTCAGAATCGCATTAAGAGATGCTAAGTCCTTGGCAACAAGTAAATTAAGGGCATCTTTCATCCCAGTACAAAAATCATTGAACGGATTAAGAAGTCCTTGCACAGCATCTAGATTTGTAATCATTTGTGCTAACTTTGCTGGGTTGGTAACATCTCGGATAATTTGTTGAACACGGAGTTGAATTTGAGGCAAATCGCCAATACCTAATACATCGTCAAGTATTTTTTTTGAGTCAAATAATGTTGCGAATCCCGCAGCACAGTCTATTTCATCTTTATATTGACCTAACGTATTTGCTAACTCACGACCTGCTTGCTGAATACCAGTATTTTTAATATAATCTTCAGTAGATGCTTGAATCAAGTCTTGAGCATAATTACCACACTCATCAAACGCATCAGATAAATTTTGAATCTCTTGCATTTGTTGATAGAATTGATTTCCATGACCAGGAAACCCTTGTTCTAATACAAATGGATCTAAATTAGCAGTCATGTTTAAACTTGTCGATGCGTTCTTCATGTTATCGACTGAAGTCATACCGCTGGACTTTAATAGATCAGGGACGGTTTCTAGAGCGTCATTAATATCAGTGAATAATGCCATTAGAATTCTCCTATGGGTTTAAGTGTATGATAGCACCCTTAATGGTATGATTCAATGCTGATTCATCCATCTTGGTGCCGACCGTCATAATTGTAGTATTACCCATCACATTCATATTATAATTCCCAGCGACCTCAACGTTCATGTCACCCCCTACTTCTAAGTTGTAGTCTTCTTTAACTTGCATATGACAACCGCCTTCGATTGTTACATATAAATCACCACCAAATGTATCAGCATCACGTCTAATATGAATGTACTCGTCACCCATAGTAATATGATAATTATCTGCAACGACCTTTGTTACTTTTTGTCCATCAGGGTGAATTTCTTCAAACGTTCCTGACTTATGCCATTTCATTAACCTTTCTGCTTCTGGTGTATCGTCCCATTCTTCAACGTGACCACTTTCACTTTCACGGACATGGTTAAACGGATACACCGCATCAAATGGATTCTCAGGTTCATCCCAAGTAGTTCCAGGATTCAAAGCAAGAGTGACTTCTAAATCCTGTTCCCTTAATAATTTCTCTTCATCGTCTGCTAATTCGTGTTCAACATCTAATTGTGTTGTTTTACTGAACCACATTTGTTCTTCGATTGGATCTTCAAAATCTACAACAGCACGTCTATTCGTGTCTGGTTCTTTAATATGTTTTTCTTTAGGGTATTTCTGGTTTGGATCGTTAAACCCAGTTATACCAGCAGTTTCTAAAGGATATCCACCTAATGTTCCCATTATAATAGGATCTTGACAATTCTTACCATCTCTGAAGAATCCGACAACGTGCGTTCCTTCAACTGGACCTAACGGTGTTGTTCCTATTCCACCCATTGCCGCAGAGGTTATAGGTTGCATCGGAAATGCCCATGGCAAATCATCAGTCGGAATTCCTTCTTTAGTTCCTTTCTCTTTTTTGTCTGTGTGCAGACCGAATATCCTAACCCTGACTCTTCCTAATCTCATAGGGTCGTCACGTTCTTCTACAACGCCTGTAAACCAATAAAACCCATCCATTCCCATAAAGTGCATAATTTACCCCAATTCCATCATTGATGTGTCGATATCAAAATCAAACCCGTCTTTATAACATTCAATAGTCATTTCATACCCAGCATTGTTGATTTTATGATGAATAGCAGTTATTAAAAAGTTTCCACTCATATACATATCCATTTCTTCTGATTCGCCAGTTGTTGATGGCAATAATATCTCAATAACATCCCCAGCAAATATATTAGTATCTCCTGGTATTGTAAACTTTACAACATTAGATCTTAATTCTGATATTTTCATATCATATAAGGGATAATGTGACCTATCTTCTTTATCGTGTATATCGTATAGATAATTACTACTCATGTACCCGATATGCGATTCTGGTATTTGTTCTTTTTTAAATACATCGGCAAAACCCACGTCACCTAAAATACTATCTAGAGGTTCACCTGCAATATCATACTGTTCCACACTTTTAGTTAAAATGTTATGAGCAATAATACGACCACCATACATTCCTTTCGCAGTGTTTTTAGATATATTAAACCTCTCTAATTCTTCCCATTCTTCTGCATTGTTTCCTGTATTTGTCGGTTCACTTTCATAAGGATCTCCTGCTTTGCCGGAAACTGTAACCATTCTGGTTATATCCTTCTGTTTTAAATCTTCAATTGTTGTGAAATGGAACCCTTCATTATTTTCAAAGAATACGTAATCACTTTTTCCGTCAATTGAAGTTGAATTCTTGCTTAGGAAATTAAACAAATCAAAAGGTTTCCAATTAGGAACAACAATATTCTTAGTGTGTTTAGTTTCTGTGTTAGTCATTAATGTGGTGAATACAAAGTTTGGGTCCATACCAAATTCCATTATATCTAATGATACATAATCAACAATTTCAGAAGAAGTCATAGCATTAAAAGACCTACTAATTCTAGTTGTATTATTTTTAACCAAAAACGGCGAAACAAATCCTAAATTAAATGATGTTTCTCCAGAACCCGTCATCTTCCTTTTCACATTACTTAAAGAATTTATTACAAACTCTTTCTCTAATGTAGTAGTGGACATGCCCGAATCGTTCGGAGTTTCAAGAAAAACTGTGATTGTTTCTTCTCCAGAACCAACTAATGCAAGAGTTTCAATTATCCCCGAATCGTCATGAATCGCTAAGTTTCCAAACATACAATTATTGTATATTGATTCGTAGATAGATAATTGCTCAATGCTGTCTGTGATATCAACTGGAACTCCATTTAAATTTGTCAATAAAACATACCAGTCGCTGATACGCTTCATATTAATCATGTCAGACATTATTATTACCCTTGGGTTTGTATAGGCATTAACTTCAACCTATCTCGTAATTCTTTAAATACTAAATTAATATGCTCTGGTCTAATCGTATTAATACGAAGTTTTTTATCGTTTTTATAAATTTCCCATTCTAAATTAGTTATAGGTTCTAACGTTTCTTCAGCATTATTATTTTCATACACCTTAAACTCTTCGTCTTCGTAATGATGAATTTCATTAATGTTGTCATATAATTTTTCAGCATATGCATAAACTTCACTCTCACGCATTATCCAATCATAAAACGGATCTATAATATTATTAATAGCACAAATGATCCACCAATAATCAGTAGTTCCGTATAATACATATGAAACTGTTTCTGGTGATTGGTCTTGATTGATTTGCAGTTTATAATATGAATCTTTATATTTGGTCAATCCTTCAGACATAACAAACCTATGTGTTATGTCTGAAATTGAAACACCATTATATTCTAATTTTGGAACTAGATCTCCGTAACTTTTTCTCATATTAATACCCTCTCATGACATCTTTTCTTGTGATTTGTCTAACTTCTTTCAATGTTATGCTTATTTGAACTTCCATAGGTGATCCGTCTTTATGTGGATTCCAAGTTCCTTGTGAAGTATAATTAACTTCAACGTTGGTTATGAATGAATCTTTGACTTTAAATAAGTTGGGGTTCGTCTCATCTCCGTCTAAAAACCTAACTGCAACCGTTGGTGGTATTGTAAGTCTACCACCACCTATGACATTCTCTCTTTCAATGCCAGCAATACCAACTTTAGTTATTGGGGAGTCTTTTGCAGCACCCTTTTTAATTTCATTGGCTGCTTCAATAAATCCGTCGAAGTCTTCAGCACCACCCCAATTATTTGCAGGCAATGACATACCTTTTAGAACCATTATGACTTTTTGAATTGCGACGGTCTCGTCCTCATTCTTTGCAGATAGTCTCCACGAAAAAGTATGCCCTCTAAGGTTTCCTCCCTCATACTGCATGCCCATAGAATTATTATTGATGCTTGCACTTGCCATATTTGCTGTATTATTTAAGTTTCCCAGAGCATTGTATGCAGCCTTTAATTCAACACCACCACCCCCGAGAATGCCAGTCAACTTTTCAATAGAATCCCACTGATCTCCATTCCTATTAACATGCATATCATCAGCTTCTGTGAATCTTCCAGCATAACCCGTGCCGAGCTGTAATGGCATTGGTAAACGTACTATTCCCAAAAAATCAGTTTTAACCGTAGAAGATTGAGTATTAACATCATCCTGCGTTCTTATTCCTTTTCCTGAAGATTTCCAACTATAAAATGCCAGCTCTGTCCAAAAATCACCACCAGACGTTCTGTCTAATGGAAATTCTGCTGTTACTTGTCCTGGACTCAGGGTCGGAAGTACATCAGAGGTGAACATATCATGGATAGACATAATAACGCCTGCAGAACCAAATGTACCAGCAGTAGTAAGTGTTTTATTATCATTCGCCCATTTGAAAAGACTGGTCACCTTCTCTTCAGCATAATCAAATCCTTTTTTTAACTTTCCCATTATAGTCCCTTATGTTTGATTCTTGATATATTAACTATTTATATAAATATATGTGATGGCATTAAAAGGCAAATACAGAGTTCAGAACCGTGATAAGTATGTAGGCAATGTCGATAGTGTAACATACCGTAGTTCTTGGGAAAGAAGATTTATGGTATGGTGTGATGACAACCCATCAGTTATTGCTTGGAACAGTGAAGAAGTCGTAATACCTTATTATAGTCCAGTTGATAAGAAAATGCATAAATATTATGTGGATTTCCTTATCAAAACTCGTGATGGTTCTGGTAAAATCAAACACACGTTGATTGAAGTAAAACCAGACAAACAAACACGACCTCCTGTAATGGGAAAGACTAAAAAGAGTAAGTATAGATATTTAAGAGAATTGAAGACTTGGAAAGTAAACGAAGCAAAATGGAAAGAAGCAAACGAATTCTGCCTTGACCGTAAATGGGAATTTAAAATTTTAACCGAAAAACACTTAATGAAGTAATATGCCAAAGAAACAGATATCAATACCAGTTGGAACCGAAATAAAAGGCAAAGATAGAAACGTCTATCGTTGGTTGGGAGCTCAGTGGGGGCGAGTAGAAAGGAGTGGTAAAACTGGTCGTATGGCGAGAAAGATTATATCTGACGATTTAACTTCAAGGGCATTAACTCCTAAGAAGAAATTATCAACATATAAGAAGTCAAAGAACGCAGGAAGTTGGTTTAAAGATAAAGTTGGTGAATCTGCTAAAGGTTTTAGAAGTAAAACTAAATTAATGCCTGGAAAGATGTACACATTCGGATATGATGCTAAACATAAAAAGACATTACCGTATTGGGATAGATTTCCTCTGATTATCGTACTTGATGTTTATAAAGGCGGTTTTATTGGGTTGAACTTTCACTACCTGAAACCAACAGATAGAGAAAGATTTCTAAATAAGTTGTTGAAGTTTGCTAATCAAAAAGGAGACCCAGAAACGTTTGATAGTAAGGCAATGTTTAATGTTACATGGGATGCGGTAAAATCAATTCCTAATGCCGATAAGATGATACATAAATACCTTTATAGTCAAGTAAAAACAAGTTTAATGGAATCCCATCCAAGAGAATGGGAAAATGTAATATATTTGCCATACCAACAATTTGTTGGTGCTACGGCAAAATCAGTTTGGAGTAAATAAATGAATTACGAAGCATTCGGCAATCAATTAATATCTGGGGACTATGCACGTAGTAATTTATTTGAAGTTGTGCTTTACGTAAATAATCAAATGGACGGACCAGGAGTGATACCAGAAACCTTGAGATTTATGATTAAAACTGCATCTTTGCCAGGGAAACAATTAGGTGAAGTGCAAGTGAAACGATTTGGTGCTCAATTCAAAATGGCAAACGATATGATTGTCGATACACTACCGATGACTGTTATCTGCAGCAGTGATATGCGTGAAAGGAAATTCTTTACAGCATGGATTGAAGGCATTCATGGTAGTGATACTGGTCATTCTGCAGATAGATATAGGATGGCATATTATGATGACTATACAACCAAAATGACCATTACTTCCCTGGACAGAGAGGGAGGCGAAGTATATGCAGTGATGCTTGATGAAGCATGGCCTAATAATTTGGGGCAGGTAGAATTGTCATGGGATAATAGTGAGGTTTCAACATTCACCGTGACAATGGCATTCCGTGATTGGTTTGAGGTTGCTACCGATGGATAAATGAAGGACAGATTTAATAAATAATTTTACAATATGATATAGGATGAATATAATATGTTACCACAAATAGAAACACCAAAATATAAACTAGATTTACCAAGTACAGGAAAGACCGTTGAGTATAGACCATTTTTAGTAAAGGAAGAAAAGATTCTTTTATTAGCAATAGAATCTATGAAAGATAAAGGAAATGAAGATGCGATATCTGATGCAACTTTCCAAATTATCAAAAACTGTACTTTTAATAAAATAAAACCTCATCAATTACCAAATTTTGATATTGATTATTTATTTTTGAATATCAGGTCAAGAAGTCGAGGAGAAGATATTAACTCATCGTTTATATGTCAGAATGATGTTGAGGGTGGTGAAGAAGGAGAAGTTTGCGGAACTTCGAATGATGTGCATGTCAATATTAATGATATTGCAGTTGAGTTTCCGGAAGAAGATAATAGCAAGGTTATGATAACAGAGGATGTTGGAATTCAATTCAAATACCTATCTTCTGGAGATTTGAAAAAATATGGAACTGAAAAGTCAGAAACAGATAAGATGTTTAAAATTATTGTTGATTCAATAGATTATATTTTTGACGAAGAAAAAGTTTATAAAGGAAGTGAAACTACAAAGAAAGAATTAATGAATTTTATCGAAGCACTAGATGAGTCGAAATTTGAAGTCATTAGAAAATTCTTTGATGAACAACCTACATTGAAGCACACTATTAAATACGAGTGTTCCAAGTGTGGTTATAAAGAAGATATTGTTATTGAGGGATTAGAGGCTTTTTTCGATTTAGCATAAGTTATGATTCGTTGGCAAATCATTATTTGACCAACTTCCAACTTATGCAACATCACAATTATACTCTTTCTGATTTAGAAAATATGATTCCGTTTGAACGGAAGATATATGTTGACTTATTGCAACAGCATATAGCAGATGAAAAAGAACGCATAGAAGCACAAAAACTTTAGCATAAGGGTATAAAGATGAGTACATTAGCAAATTTAACAACACAAATGGCATTACTACATGGTGGTGTCAGTTCAATTAACGACTTCATGCAATCGTGGAAAGGTGATAGCAAAAGTAATGAAGACTCTGCTGAGCACGTGGAAACGACTGCTGAGAATACTTCTAAAATAGTAAAACAAAACAAGAAAACTCAAACTACTCAAGCAACTCAACAAAAGAGTATGCTCCAGATGCAGAAAGAATCTAATGAGGCAATGATTTCTGGGTTTTTCGATATGCAATCGAAAATAACAACTTCTATCGAAGACTTGAAACATGCTGGTGCCACGGCAGCTACACAACAAGCAACCCAAAACAAAATTGGACTTGTTAATGCGTATGCTCAATATTCAGCAATGTTAGCAACACAAGATTCAACGAAAGCATCTCAAGCTGCACAAGGACACATTCTCCATTTTGCTCAACAATCTTATGTAGCACAAAACCAAATTGCAACAGAAATTGTTAAACTTCATGGTTTTATGGCAAATGATTCTGCCCAGCAAACGCAGTTGCGTGTCCGAGAAATGAAAGCAGAACGTCATCAAAACTTGAACCGTGAACAACGTATAGGAACAATACAAGAATCTGCCAATAAACATTTAGGACTAGCTCCACTAACAACTAGATCTGCGTTAGAAACAATGTCCACGGATAGAAATGATCCACAACGCAAAGAAGCAAAACGTGCTCTAGAAATGATAAAAATGGCAGATCAGATGAGGTCTGGTACTGAGTATGAGCCAGCAAATCAGTTTTTAACGAAGAAAGATAGAGCCGTCGTAGCCAAACGAGTCAAGGATCTGGGCGGTTTGGATGATAAAGGTAACACGATAAAAGGTGGTATCCATACTTTACAATTTAACGAGTTAGAGGCGTTGAAGAAGTCGAGGGATGATAAGAGTCAAATCGAAGGAATGCCCCAAGACTTATGGGAAAAGTTGACTAAAAAACAACGTTTTAATGCTTTAAAGGATAGTCACCAACAACTACAAAAAACGAAAGGAATAAACGAAGTCAGAAGATATAGAACCAGAGAAGATAAAGAAGAAGTAAGGACACTTTCTATGATGCAAAAACATCATCCAATTGAAACAGACAAAAGTGGAAATTGGTACTGGCCAGCAGCAGACTATTCAGAAAGAAATCAAACCTTTGCTGATGCCTCCTTTTCAGGTGGGATGTTTGATAGAATTTCATGGCTTCCAGGCAATGAGGGTGGTGTTTCCACACCAAAGAAGAAAAAGAAGCAGACCAAATCAAAACTATCACCAGCAAACCAAAAAATATGGGATGATGCTGGTGGGGAAGGCATTGGTTCCATCGATGATTCTGCTGTTGTGACAGGTCCGCCTGCGGACGATCAAGTCAGTACTGTTGATGCTATTGGTGGTGTAATAACTGTATTGGGATCGTTGCGTGAGGAATTAGTAAACATAACAAATAATACTGGTCTAATGGGTCATGAGTTGGGATCGGTATATTCATTGCAAAAAGACGGACACAATGCAATCGGAGATGCTAGTCATGATATCGTTGCGGCCATCTCAATGCTGGGTGGCGGTAGTTTACTATCCATCGGTTCAGCAGGAACTGAATGTTGTGATGGTATTAATAAGTTAGTTATATCGAATTCCGACATTCTAAAACTAATGCAGAAGGCCGATGAACGTGCAATTCAGCAACGTAAAGATAACCTTGAAGCAC